GGTCACCTCTACCCTGGACTCACCGCCACCCGATCCATATTGAATGGTGGTTGTGACTCCATAATAAGACACCATGATCCTGTAGTAGGAGACATTCTGCCCCTCAACAGAGAATTCCAACTCATTGTCAACCTCCCACAATCCGGAGGACACTTTGGAAAGGGTTGCAGGGACACCCTCATATCCAATCCCTGGGAATGGTGGTACATATCCACAAGTGTTGGCCATTTTCTCCGCATTTTCCACATTCAAGACTTTTACCTTGCTGCCACCAACCGCAATGTTGGCAGAGTTGTAGGCAACCGCCTGGATGAAAAGGACAGATCTCTTGGTTGTGTAAATCCGCCCCGTTTGGTTGGTCGCAACAAAAGATGCAGTTGTGTAGGAGTCAAGACCGGAAACATTGAAACGCAGTTTGCAATTGAGATATGCAATCTCCTTTGTTCCGGATGGAACATTCCCCTGCAGGTTGTATGATCCGACAACATTGCCCGTGACTGCGGATGAGGAAAGTGTGACGGAAAGATCTCCCGTCTCCTGCTTGATTGACCCCAAGGATGTGATCATGGGGAGGGTGAGCCATGTGTCCCAATAGTGGAATTTGGTGTCATCATTGATGGATGACAGATCCACCTCATATCCACCATTATTGAGAGGATTGGCAATGGCATTCCAAAATGCCCTCATGGACAGGATGGGTCTCTGCAGGTAAGACCGGAGATCCTTGACCGCCCATTCATCCTGTGACTCTGCCAGGGAGACAAGTGCATACAACCCTTTGGTTGTATATCCGTTTATGGTGTCCGCCAATCCTGCCTGTGACGGGATGACAAGAGCCTTATTTGCAGCGAAATTCCCATCCGGCTTGCCATTGTAGGCAGGTGCAAAGTTGATGACATCAAAGACGGGATATTGGCCTGTTGTGAGATTTATCCATGCCTCCTGGATGGTTTGTACATTGATGGTGAAATCCAACTCCCTTGGATCGGAATTTCCCATGTAGTCAAGATCTGCAAGACTCTTTTTTGTCCCATCCTCGGAATAGGAGAGAGAAAAAATGAAAGATCCCAAACCACCATACAATGAAACCTTGTATGAAATATCCGACCCATTCCTCATCACCTCATCCAATTTGAGATACCCGGACTCCAACACCTCCGACATCTCATTGTAGATGGTGAATGGTGTCCTTTTGGACGCATCAAAGCCATATCCCGTGAATGAATCATTGTATCCAATTGCCCTGTCAACCCGGAAAGAATCACCAAATATCTTGTTGTTGTTTGGTGTCCCCGGCAAGGTAATCTGTTGACTGAAAGAGTTTTTGACAATTGCAGGATTGGACAGGTCATCCATTGTGTAATTGAACAGGATGAAAGACTGCTCATCCAGGTCAACCAACTGATCTCCTATGTATAGACTGATTTTTCTCCTCATGGTATTCTTGCAAAATAGATTTCTGATCCAGGCAATGATGGATCTCAACAATCTGATCATCTCCTAATTCGGTTTTGGGCAAGTTCCACCTGCATGGTATAATTGACCATCCTGTTCCCCTGGTTGGAAAAAGTCTTGTATTCGCAGGTGTTTGTTTTCATGGTTACCGGAATCATATCTCCGGATGAGATGTGGCAGAGATACACCAGGGGAGAATTGATCAGATGGTGCATCCTGGATGCCTGGTCATCATTGAGCAATCCGGAATTCAATGTCCAGGATTTGTTGACCTCATTGACATAATTGACCATTCCCCTGGCAGAGATGGTGTTGTTGTCATATTCTACCTCCTGGATGTACCTGGTAATCTCATCCAACTCCATGTCATTCCCCTCAATCAGAAACTGATCCCAACCTCCATATGAATTGACATAATAAAGGGCATACTTGGCGCAATCCGTCACAATGTAGTAGTTGACAGAATTGATGGTGATCCGGTTGACATTGGCAACTGCATTTGCCTTGAATGCCCCCGTACCACTACCTGGAGATGGAGAAAAGGAGATGCTCCTTGCAGTTGTTGTCCCATCCGTTTTCCTGTAGTTGGCGGTGATGGGAGAGGACTTGTTGACAATGGATGCCAGGATGGACATCCTGGAGTCAACCCGTCCATTGATCGGTGCGGAAATATTATTCCCGGAGAATCCGTAGTCATATGACCAATCCGGATAAAATTGCACGGATGTCTGATTCACCCAGGAATTTCCGGACTTGACCTGGACAACAAATGTGTGTAGATTGAAAGAGGTGAATGTCCTGTCCGTCAATGTAGGCAGCACATGAGTCAGATAGTCAGCACATATCTCATTTATCCTTGCATTTGCATAAGTCTCACCCGGTTTGATATATGCTCTCCCGGAATAAATCACCACACCATCTGCCGTGATCCGAAAATCAATTGCAGATGTTGCAAGTGCAACAATCTTGTCTTTCCAAATAGGGATTGCAGCCATATAGAGTTTTTCATGGAAATATCATTTTGCCCGGTCTCCGTAAATGACACTAATTTTTTCACACAATTTGAAAAAATAATTTGTTTTTTCAAATTATTGTTGTACCTTTGCAATACCAAGATGAGACAACAACAAAATCTTTATACATTATGACACAGGAAATCATCAACAAGATCTGCAAGACCAAGAAAGTCAACCTGGAATGGTATGATCACATCATTGCCTACATCAATGAGAATTACACCAAGGTCTTTGTCACCTTTGCCTCCCTGGAGGTTGTTGGAGGCAGCAGAATTTTCTGCAACAAGAAAACCATCACCCTGTCTGTTGCTGCTATTCAGAAAAGAGATGAGTTTGAATGGGAATACACCACCCAGGGATGGGAAAGGATTGAGACCATCCGATAAATGAAACCAGGGGAGGGAAACCTCCCCACCAAACCAAAGTCAAACAATCAAATCTTTCATACAATGGAACAGACAATTTTCAAAGGACAGGCAAACATCTACAACCCTGCAACCCAGGACATCATCAAGTGCCGGAATTGGAGAGGCACATTCACCAAGGATCAAGTCCTGGAATGGATGGAGCAGAGAGAGAAATTTCTCCGGGAAATCAATGAATATGATGACATCACCTGGAGACTATGGGAGGATGGCTGCTACAGGATGACCGCATTCCGCAATGACAAAAAATCCAAGGCAGGGAGACACCTCAAACCAATGGCAGTCTGCTACATTTTCAGACCCATCAAATAAAACACCGGACACCACAGGAAAGGGAGATCAGAAATGACCTCCCTTTTTCATTGCCATCATAGGTCTCACCTCTGTCAGCCTCTACAGACATGAAGATTTACACTCCTCAAGCAATGCCTATTTCTCCACCACCAATTTCCGGATGTAGTGTTCCATGTCGTGCCCCAGGGCAATGGCAATCTTTTCCTTGTACCAGGGGATGACTCCATCCTTGACTTTCTCCAGGTCATGAGTCCCGGTTGTGCCTCCATTGGGATTCTTGAGGAGAGCCTGGTTTGGTGAGTCTCCTGCCATTGCCCTGCCAATGAGGAATGCAAGGGATTTTGGAGATGGAATCCTGCCATTTGAATCCGGTCTTGGGAGGATGGGTTTGATGTTCACCCACTCCAGGATCTTGTTCAATGGAGGGAAATGGGGAGGTGTGTCATTCTCAATGTATTTCCAATAGTCATTGAGGGTCATGGTGATCTCCCATGCCCGGTCACCAACCACCACCCGGGTCTTGACTGAATCAATCAGTCTCTGTGAATAGCCGGATGGCACACCTCTCTCTGTGTACCTGTCATTGAACTGCAGGTGTTCCTTGTAGTTGTCCCGGATGTCATTGGCAAGGTCTTGCAAGACCTGCTGCAACTCTGTGAAATCAATCAACTGATCCATGTCCAATATTTTGGTTTGTCCCAAATCTTGTTGTAATATGCCCACCCAATCTCATGCCTGGCATAGGCAGCATCCAACTCCCTCCCGGCTTTTGACCGCTTTCTCCGTATTTCTCCTTTCATCGGCATGTTAATGTGTCCTTTTCCATTCCTCAATGTCCTGTTTCTCCTTGGCAATCTTGTCCTTTCGGTAGGAGAGGATGTTCAGAAACTCAATTGCAGTCCATCTCATCACCTCATCCCATGAACACCTGCAGGTCTCGGAGGCTGCATCTACATTTGCGATCCATCCCCACTTGTCTCCAAAACCCTCTCCTGCTCCTCTATCCTCCGGAGGATCTCCTCCCTCTTGGTCTTGTCCTTGATCCCCATTGCCATCTGTTTGGAGTAGTTCAGAGAATCCTTGATTGATTTCTTGCACCAGGTCAAAAAAAAACCTGCCAGGGAGACACCATCAGAGACTGACATCTCCCCCCGGATTGCTTTCTGCACCTCCAGGATGTCATATCCATCATTATATCTGTGACCTTTGGGGACAAGAATGACAGACAGGAATTCAACCAGGTATTTGTCAAGATCCGGTGCGTAGGTTTGGAAATCTATGTATTGACAGGTCTCAATCTTGCGGAAATCCCTGCAGGGGATGAGTTCAAACTTTCCCAGGATGTATTTCTTTGCAACAGGATGGTAGTTGATATTCCCCGGATTGAGGAATCCGGACTTGACCACCAATTCCTTGTATTCCTGGATGGGCAGGTGGAGGATCTCCTCCTCCGCCACCCCGGTGAGGATGGAAAGGATCTGCACCTGTTTGTCAATGTCCTCCAGGGACTCATTCCGGGAGATCTCCTGGATCTCCATATACTGCCCCAGGGTCAGTCTGTTGTAATTGTCAATTATGTCCATATCTGCTCTTTGTGAAACTAAATGAATATTGTCCGTATCCTGCCTTTTGTCCAAACCTTGTCCAAACTGCATATCTCATTGCATCCAGGCAATGGTTGAACTTGTCTATAGGCTCATTCAGAGGATTGCCCTCCTTGTCCTTTGCCCACACATAATTCCGCAACTCCCGGATGAGGTCAATGGAGTCCTTGGTCACATTCAACTGCCACCCCTGCATCCATTGGAGTTGGAACTTGAGTTTGTCACTCTTGGTTGGTGCATCCTTGTCACATGGGATCACATTGAATCCGGCATCCTGGATGTCAGCAATGGACTTTGGCTCTGCACAATCTGCATATATCTCCATCCTCTTGGTGACTCCATCCTCCTGGAGATCCTGGATGATGTGCTTGTTCTGCATGTGTGTCCTGTAGCATCTTTCCCTCACCCACAGGATTTTCTTTCTGTGGTCTGCCACCACCTGCACCCTGGCAGTCGGATCATTGGTGAAACCAAAGTCCATTCCCTGGATCTCCACCAGGTGATCCATCTCTGTCTTGACCGGGAGGTTGTCAATCAGTTCAAAGTCATAGATGAGACCATCCAATGTCCCCACCTTGCCCTCACCATAGACTTTCCACCAATTGGAGTCATTCCTGTTGTCCTCAATCTCTGCAACCTGTTCCGGAGTGAGGAATTCATTGTCCTTGTATGTGGAATGAATGGTGATGCAGTTGGGTCTTGCCTCAATGATCTCATTCAGCCAAAAGGAATGGGTGGGATTGTAGTCAAGGACAATCTGTCCCCTTGTGCGGACAAAGAGTTGTCTTGCGATCTCATAAGGGATGTTTTGACTTTCATTCACCATGAGTCTGTCCCTGGCAGATCCATGCACCTTTCCGGCATTGTCCACAGAAAAGAATTCCAGGACAGATCCATTGCCCCATGTATAGGTGTGTTGCGTTTCGTTCCACCTTGACTCCTCCCATAGTCCCTCCGCATCCATGATCTGCTTGAAATCCCGGATTGCACCTCTCTGCAGATGGGGCATGGACTCCGACACCACAGAGTTGATGGTGGCAGGTCTCTCCTGGTTGACCTCCTCCACCAGGGCAATGATAAAGGTCTGCAGGATGGAATAGGTTTTCCCGGATCTTGTGCCACCACAAGATGAGATGTACCTGGAATGTTGTTTCCAGGCTGCAATGGTTTTCCTGCCTACCTTTGTGAGTCTCATTTGAATTCCTCTGTCATCTCCTGGAATTCCTCAAGGAATGCAATGTCATCATCCGTGAATTCCACCAGGTCTTTCATCTCATCCTCCCGGTCTCTCTCCAGGAACTGATCCAGGTCATCCGGAGTCTTTTTCAGTTTCCGCCCCATTAACCAAGTCCTCCCTCAATCATCTCCTTGGTCTCCTGGTCAGTTTGGATGTTCAGAGTGATGCCACCTGTGTGGGCAACCTCTGCGGAGATCCTCGGTTTTCCATAGAGCCTGTCCATGATGTCCATCATTGCTCCCCATCCCCATCCATCCTTGCAGAGTTGACGGATTGCGATCTGCAGGACAAATCCATACTTGCCCAACTCCCCGGACTGATGATCCAGGTATTCCTTTGCAGCCGTTTCATCCGGCAATGTCAATGCAAATGCCAGGACACCATAGACCTTTTCCTGCATGTCCCTGGGGAGTCCCTTGATGGCATTCACCAATTTCTTGGGTCTGCCATTTGGATTGTGAGTCTCCCCCGGCTTGCATGGTTTCAGATTCTCCGGATGGAGTTGCGGTTTCTTGTTTGCCATAGTTCTATCCTCCCAAATAAGCCTTGTTTCTGCCCATCTCAATGTAGATCTCCCGGAGGAGGGATTCATCCCCTGGATTGGGCATGTAGATTCCATTCTGTGACCCCCACCTCTTGAATCTGTCAATGGCAATGGACATCTCCTCCTTGGTGAGGTCTGCAGATGACCGGATGGTGTCAATGCAGTTTCCCAATTTGTCAAAGTGCTGCCTGTGGAACAGGTCAGAGTTGCAGATCTCCTTGAAATAATATTCCTTGGTGTCTGCAAGGGTGTTACCCGTAGCCATTGCCACCACACCAATCAACAGGTGCAGGTAGTTGTTTTGATTCTTGGATCGGAATGTCTTTTCAGTCAACTCAACAACTGCACCCCTCTCCAGGAGATTCTCCACCTTGGCATTGAATGCCTTTCTCTGAAAATCAGATGTCAAATCATACTGCATCAGTCCCTGGGTTTCCTTATTATCTTTACCCTTGCCTTTCTTACCACCTGTTTTTCCTCCCGGGAGACTTTCACCTCCCTGGTGGACTCATTGGTCATTGCTGACTCAATGATGTCCTGGAAATATAGTTTTCCGCAGTCCTGGAGGAGTGACAGGATGCATGTGGAGCAGTTGTCAGAGAATCTCCTCTGATCCCCGGTGGCGGAGGTGTAAATGTCATAGATCACCCGGAGTCCGGATCTCCCCGGATTCCTTGCCCATTGCGCCCTCACCGCAGTCCGGAAATTTTCCTCCCAGGCTGACAGGGTTTTCAGTTGTTCCTTTGTGAATGTCATCTTGTATCCTTTTTTGAAATTCGTTCCAAATCGGCATGATGTCCTGGTATGCCTGTGGCATGGACAAGGCATCCTCCATATTGACTTTCATGTGTGTGATGGTTGAATGGTCTTTTATCATCTGATGACCAATCTCTGTGGTGGAATATCCCTCCAGGATCATCTGATAAGCAACCATTGTCCTTGCCCACACATGAGAGGCTATCCTGGAGACATATGAGATGTATTTCTCTCCCATGATGTCAGCCATCTCCCCCAATAGCATGCTGCACCTCAATGGTGTCTTTCTGATCCCACCCTTGGAGGAGGTGATGATGTCAGAGAGATATTCTTTCAACTCCTCCATATCCTCCAGGGACAGATCCTCACACATCAATTTCAGTTCCTCACTCATGGCATCAACTTGTCAAAGATCCAGGTGATCCACTCTCTTATAAATATCAATCCCTCTCCAATTGGATTTGAGAGATGGGAAAGGAGTGCTGCAAATGCTATTGTCCCCAGGGAGATGTCCCCTGTGCAAATGGGATAGATGAGGCAGACCCACCAGGTCATGCATTTTCCACAATCAAATGGTTTGAGTGACCGCAGCCTGGAGACATGCAGCATCCTGGCAAGGGCATCTCTCCAGGACTCTGTGAATCCGGAGATGTCCACAATGTAGATGGTGACCAATGCCACCAGGATGAGGTCAATGTAAATATTTCCACACATATCCCTTTGCGGTTTTCTGTTTTCCTGTGCAGCAATGGACAATGGTTGTATAGTCACATCTTACAAATTCGGATGCATCTCTGACAGACTCAAACTCTCTCACCTTGTATCCATTTGTGGTGAACATTGCAACCCTTGTCTGCAATCTCTTTGGTCTTGTGCCATATGAACTATTTTCCTTGGCGGTACACCATCCAAGATTGGATGCAGCATTGTTCCCCTTGTTTTCATCCAGGTGGTTGACCTGTGGCAACTCAAGGGGATTGGGGACAAATGCAGATGCAACAAGTCTGTGGACAAGATGATGGACACCCTTTCCATCCTTGTACAAAACAACCTCAAAATAACCGCATCTGTTCATTGATGGCACAATTTCATGCCCAGGTCTGAATGACTGACAAGGAGTCCCTTTCATCACCATTGTGACCATCCGGTCAACTGATCTGATTTGTCCCTGGTCACTTACCTGGTAAACACCATCATATCCCGGAATGTTTTTCCATCTTTTCATATTCCTCAAGTATTATCTTTTTGATTCTCATGCATTCTCTGCGAATTGTCATGTGTGACAGGTGCATCTTGTTCCCAAGTTTCCTGTAGGAGAGACAATCACAATACAGGAGGATGATGGTCTTGTCCACCTGGGAGAGTTTGGTGTCAATGATCTCCTTGAGCCTGGCAACCATTGGGTCATCCTGGCTCATGATGTCCGGATCATAGGCATATTCCTGCTTAATCTGCCGGAATTCCTTGACAACCTCATTCTCTGTGTTCATTTATCTCTCCTTGGAACAAAATCCCTGTTTATCCTTTCAATTGCTGCATCATTGATGTCTGCACCCACACCCATATAGACACACCTCTCCTGCATCTTGCGGAATATGGTGTGGAATGGTGAATTGGATGACCTATATTGATTGATAATGATCCTGGCAAGAAAGAAATTGATCTGCTCATTCTCCCACAGATCCAGGAGTTTGGTCTCATCATATTCCAACAGGACAAGGTAAACCATCTGACAGAGATCCTTGAGGTCAGCAGTCAAGGAGTGATGGGCAATGTTTTCAACCAATGCCTCCACCCTCCTTTCTTTTGCCAGGGTCTCAATGATGGTTTCCTTGCTTGTCACATCAATAAATATCAGACATCCGGTTTCTGTTACCTACCTATGACAAGCATGGCTGCATCCCTGGAGTGTTCAGATGTCCTGCCCTGGTAATGGGAGACCATCTTGAAATAGTCTGCAGAGACCTTGGTTGCACCCTTGACAGGTGGCTTTGCCCAAAATGGGATGCCATAGTCATTGCAGAAATCCTCCCAAATGGAGCAGTCCCTCTTGACTGATCCTGCACCCTGTGCCTTGGCATTGGTGTCCCCATGACCAAACCATTTCCTTTGCCTGGCATCCTCAAAGACAACCTGGATGTTTCCCCGGTGTTCCTCTGAAAGTCTCCGAACATAGAACAATGCATCATGAATCCAAAGGGTTTCCAGGGAGCGGAATCTCCTCTCCCTGGTGTCCCATACTGCCACCCCGGTGTGAGTGCCGGGATCAATGCCTATGCAGATCACTTGCTCTCCTCCTCCATCGGATAGAGTTTCTTGATGAGGTTGTCGGCCAGGTCAACTGCCTTGATCACCACATCCTCCGGATGGACTCCCGGATTGTTTTGCAGTAGGCTGCAAAGGATGTTGATGGAGAATGACTCTCTCCTTTGCTGCAGGAACTGCATAATCCTTGCCGTTTTCTCCTCATCGGTCAGAGGTCTCTGTGGGGTCACATGAGAGATTGTTTTCTTTGCTTTCTGTTGCATAATTTTGAGTTGTTAAAATTGGGTTTATTCCTTTGATGTACCTTTGTTTGGCACATTTGTCAGTCTCCAATGACTTTCTGCTCCTCCTGGGAGATGATGCCCATCCCCACCATGAGTTGCCCCTGGGAGTTGACATGATCCATCCCCGTGAATGTCTTGAGTGCATCCACCTGGGTCTTGTAGATCTCAATGATGGAGTTTGCAATGTTGACAATGCATTTCGCCTCCTGTGTGGAGACCTTTTCATTTGGAGATGCCTCCGGATCATTGTTATTCTTGACACCCTCCAACACCTCAAACAGGTGTGCCTTGAGTGCCTCAAGACTCATGTTGTTGTGTGCCATCTTTCTTTTCTGCTTTGTGAATTTGTCTGTTGATTGCTCCCTTGAGTCGGATGACATCCTGGAGATCCTTGGGATACCTGGCAATGTAGGAGTTCTCTGTCCGCATCTGTTCCGCCTTGCTGATGAGATAGAGATTCTCAATCCTGCAGTCCAGGGGATTGTGATTCTTGAACTGCACATTGAATCCTGCAGGGATCTGTCCATTGTGCTGCTCCCATATGACCCGGTGTTTGCATCTCCATCTGTTTGGCTCTGCCACCTTGATCTCAATGTATCCATCCTTATTGATTCTTTCAGATCCAACCTCCCGGTGATTGTGGGGAGTCTGACCTTTCTTGAACATTGTCCTTTCCACCTTGGAATAGACATCCGGAGACATCTTTTTCCCCTTGTTGTCCGGGATGTGTCCCTTTGGGAATCTTGCTGCAATGGTGTTTGGATGGTTTGATGACATCATTCCGGATCTCCGGATCTTGTCCGGTGTGCATTCCAACCCAAGTTGTTGTGCCTTGCAATAAATGGAGGAGACTCCCCTCCCCAGGACAAGTCCGATCTCCTTTGCAAAGTGATCCGGATACATCCTGGATAAGATTTCAATCTCCTCCCGTGTCCACACCTTTCTGATCATTTCCCTGTAGATCCAAAACCTCCCTCTCCCCGGTCAGTCTTGTCCAGGTGGTCAACCTGCTGCCACTCCGCCTGGATTACAGGGCAGATCACAAGTTGTGCAATCCGGTCTCCATGCATGATGGTGACAGGCTCTCTTGAAAGGTTGTACAGGACAACACCGATCTCTCCCCTGT